GCCCGGTCCCTGCGCGATCGTGATCTTTCCGCAGCGCGTGCGCGTGCGCTCCACGAAGCGGCGAAACTCGCCCAGCTTCTGCTCGTACATCGCCCACGCGTTGGTGTAGCGGTCGTACTCGCCGTTGGTGTAGTAGATCATCGCCTCGAGGTAGTGCGGGTACAGGCTGTCCCACGGGAACGGGACGAGCAGCGCGCTCCCACGGTCCTCCTCGGTGTAGGGCATCCACGTCTCCGCGCGGTAGAGGTCGAAGGCCAGCTGCCCGTCCAGCTCGGAGAGCCAGCGCAGCAGCGTCGTCTCCTCGATCGTCTGCCCGGTCAGCGCCTGCGCGTGCGCGATCGCTTCATTGCCCGTCATACGCTTCCCTCCTCTTCCGTTTCTTCTTCGCTTCCGCCGTCGCCGCCGTCGTCCGCGCCGCTCTCGCCGCCGTTATCCGCGTCACCGTCGCCCGGCTCTTCCGTTCCGACGTCGTCCGGCTCCGTGGGCTCCGTCGTCGTCGGCATCGCCATCATCAGCCCGCTTGCCGGCTCTGCCGCCGTCGGCTCCTGCGACGCCTTGTACTCCACCGTCGCGCTCACCGCCCCCGCGCTGGAACTTACGACCGTCGTGCCGTCCACGGTGCGCAGAGCCTGCGGCGCGATGCTCTCGGTGGTAGGCGTGGCGAGGGGATACCAGATGATAACTGGCGTACCAGCCGCATACTGTGCGGCGAGCCATGCCTTGATTTTTTCGCCAGTGTTTAGTGTCTGGTCTGTTGGCGTGAAATACAAATACTGTTCACCGCCGAACCAACCACACCAAACAGAGCCAAGCGTTCGCTCCGGATATCTCCCTTCAACCCATACAAAGTGCGTGCTTACCGCCTGATTTCGTGCCGCAGTTGGCATTTGCGGGTCATCGACGCGAATACGTCCATAATAAGTTGCCGCGCTGACTAAACCGACACTCTCCTCGCCCGTCAGCACCTTCATCCTCACTCGCCTCGTCACCGTGCCAGCGACCACATCCACCTCGTCGCGGTAGTCGCCCACGGCGAAGAGGTCGGGGACGGTGGCGGTCTGCGGTGCGGTGTACGGCTGATAAGCGTCCAGCGCACCGTTGACGCAGAAGTAATTCGTCGTTTCCCAGTCGGGGTCATCTGCTACGCGGATGGAAAAGCGCACATATCTCGCGTCTGCGGGAGCAGTTGCCACCATGTCGTTGTTGGCAAGCGCCGTGCCAGCGACGCCACTGATGTAAGTTTCATCGTCCGCATCGGAGTACCACGCCAGTCCAGCCGTGGACGCGGAATAAGACTGAATGCCGAAGTAATACGCCACGCCGCCCGTGATGGGGATGAAGTCCGTGTGCAGGAAATTTTCGTTGGAAACCAGCTTGCCGGTGGAGCGATTGATGTACGAATTGCTTGAGCGGTCAATCGCTGCGGCATTGAGCAGATTTGCACCGCCGACCGTCAGCGTTTCGGTGTCGCCCACCACGCGGGGCACGAGGTGGCTCGTGTCGTAGCCGAGGCTGACGGGCGTGCCGTCCCCAGTCGGGGCGATGAAATTGCCATTGACGCGCTCGTAGTAACCGATAACGCCGCCGTCGCTCTCGCACGGGATCCATTCGAGGCGAGTGCTGACAAGGATGCTCCCGACGATATCGCCATCGTAAGAGGGAGAGCTGGAGTTGGGGAGCATACCGATGTACACATTCGCCGGGGTCGTGAACTCGTCCGGGTCCACAGAGGCATCCACCATAAAACCCGATGTGCCGCCTGCGCCGAATGTGATCGTGCGCTGTTCAGTCCCGCCGTATACCGGTCGCTTCAGCTGGTTGCCGAAGCGGAAATAAGAACCGGACGAGCTGCTGCGGATAATGTAAAACGAAAAGTTCGCTCTGCTCGCGCCGCCGTTGTAGCTTCCGAAGACATTCGTGCCGCTGGACGACGGGTTGGCGAGCGTCATGGTTACATCATCGTCGCTCGTCAACGCTTCGCCCGTCTCATAGTGGAAGTTTCCATCGAACGAAATGCCCGTCAGCCGCTGGTAATTGGCGGGCAGCTCGTCGTCCACCATCTGCACCAAGCCCCCGTTGATGCTCGGATAGACGGGCGCGTCTGGCGTGGGCGCGGGGGTCTGCGTCATCGCGCCCGTGCGGACGAGGGAGAGGATGTTGGCGGCAAGGCTGTGCGGGAGCGTGAGGGGCAGCGTGCCGGTGAGGGTGTAGTAGGCGCCGCTTGCGCCGCCGTGTTTCTTGCGCCCCATCAGGTGCGAGAGCAGGTCACCGCCGTGGTACTTCCCGTCCTTCACCGTGAGGCAGTATTCGAGCATATCAAAGGTCATTCGCCCCACTCCTCCCACGTGCCGCCGGCCTCGTCGAAAAACTTGACGGCGCTCGTGTCCATCAGCACGCACGCGCTGCCGTTGGCGATGCCGTCGGTCGGCAGCGTGTCGCCGCTCATCGCGGCCGCGCGGACGAGCTTCTTGCCGTTGGGCAGGATGCGAAGGATCTCCTGAGAATACATTCGTTTTCCTCCTTTCTGAAAAAAAGCGCGGCAAGCCTCTTTCAGCCTGCCGCGCCGTGTCGCAGCCCTTTGCGGGTCTCGCGGATATTAAAGGTTTTCCAGCGCCTTGCGGCCAAGCTCCTGCTGCTCGAGCATGTAGCGGATCGCCGCCATGCGCTGGTCGTTGGCGTTCTTGATCGCCTCGATGAACTTGCGCTTGAGCTTCACCGGCTCGCCCGGACGAAGCGCCACGCTCTCGCCGTTGACGCACACGAACAGCGGGCGGAGCGCCTGCGCGTCCATGCCCACCACCGGCAGCACGAAATCGACGGTCTCCTCGCCGGGGTCAGTCGTCACGACCTCCTCCTGGATGTCTTCGGTCTTCTTGCTCATGGTATCCTCCTTTTTACGCGGAGGCGGGGTTGCCCCCGCCTCGCTTGGTTGTCACGGGGTCGCCGTGGTCTCCACGCGCACCATGTACTGCTGCACGAGGATCTTCGCGGTCTTGGTCAGCTTCCAGCCGACGGTCGCGCGCTGGTTGAGCGGGTCGCTCGTGCCGCCACTGCCCAGCTGCTTGACGATGTGCTGCAGGCCGCCGCCGGTGACCTCGGTCACGCCGTAGGCGTCGTCGCCGATGATCAGCGTGGAGTAGACGTCGGCGTTGTTCGCGCCGGCCGCCGCCCACTTCTTGGCACGGGTGTTCTGCACGAAGCGCACGCCCGCGATCTCGCCGATCTCGTTCTGGTAGATGTTCGCCGTGTCGACGTACTGGTGCGGGTACTTCCACTCGGGGTCGTTCATGAGGTCGTACTTCACAAACGGGTGGATGATGCCCACGTAGTAGCCGTTGATCTTGGGCGCGTCCTGCGCCTCCAGCGTGCGCACGGCGCGCTTGACCGCGGCGACGGTGATGTTGTCGTTGGTGGTCGCGTTGGTGTACGCGAGGCTCGCGCGGGAGGTCTTGGTGCCCGCGCCGTACTGGACGTTGGTGCCCGCGTTGATGACCTCGCGGGTGATGGTGTCGCTGGTGCGGCCCGCCTGCGAGGCGATCAGCTTGGTCGCCCAGACAAGGTTGTTGTCGATGGCCGTGAGCAGCAGCATGTCGCTGAGCGTCACGTAACCGCCGTACTGGCTGACGGTCGCCTCCAGCTTGGTCACTCTGAGGCTCTGGCCGTCGGGGGTCACGCCCTCGGTGAGCGGGGTGGTCAGCTCGGGCAGCGGGTCGTACTGGCGGAACTCGATGGTCTTGCCGCCGTTGCGCGGGATGGGATGCTTCTGGCCGAACTGGTCGTGGATCAGCTCCGGCTCCGCGAGGTCGATCAGGTAGTCGGAGTAGTAGGTCTTCATTTCCACCGTCAGGTCGTTGGCGGTGGTGACGTTGGTGTTCAGCAGCACGCCGCTGGCGCCCTCGGCGCCGCCGTCGTAGGCCGTGAACAGATCGAGAATGAACTTCTTCATGGGGTATGCTCTCCTTTCTTCGTTTGGAGAGCGTCAGAATTCGATGCGCTCTCCTCTTGCTGCGCGCCGTGCGATCTCTGCGCGGTCGGCGCGGGTGAGCTTGCTGACGTCATCCTTCACCGTGTAGCCGGAAACGGGAGCCGCGCCTGCCTCGGCGGGTCTCGCTCCGCGCGCGCGGATGTTGTCGGTGACGCGCTGCTCGGTGCGAGCGGCGGTCGTGCTCATGGCGTCGAGCATCATGTCGTCAAGGTGCATCACCTTGTAGGCGTGCTCCATCGGCACTCCGCTCTGGAGCATGGAAACGAACTGCGGATTCTGTACCTCGGTCTCCAGATCGAAGCCGTTGTACTTGGCTTTGAGCGCTTCCGCCTCGCCGTACCATTTCTGGAGCTGCTGCTGCGCGGCCGCCTCGCCGGCGGCGCGCTTCTGCGCCTCCCGCAGCGCATTGTTTTCGCGCTGGAGCCGCTGCATCTCCTTGTACTGCTCGACGCTCATGCCGGCCTCCTCGGCCGCCTCGCTCCAATAGGCGTTGTCGCTCTCCAGCTTCTGCGCCAGCTTGGTCACGTCGCTCTCGCCGTACCGCTGCGCCAGCAGGTCGATGATCGGCTTGTAGCTGTCAACGGTCGTCTGCAGGTTTTTCGTCTCCTTGAAGCGCCGGTCGATGATCTTCTGTGTGTCCTGCGTGTACAGATCCTTGTACTCGCCCTCGATCATCGCGCGCCACTGAGCCCTCTTCGCGTCCAGCGTGTCGCTCGTCGTCTGGACGCTGCTGTTGTGCTCTTCCTTCTGCGCGGGAGCCGGTACCTGCTGCTCCTGCCTGCCGAAGAGCACGTTGGCGTATTCGCCCTTCTGCCGCCGGGTGGATGCGGCCTCGCCCTTGGTCTCGCCCGATGCTCCCGCAGGAGCCGCCCCCGCCTCGCCGGCAGGAGCTGCCGCAGCGCCCTCGCCTTCAAAGAGGTCCAGCGCGAACGGCTTCACGTTGTCAAACATAAGGTTTCCTCCTTCGCGGCACACAAGGCCCGCCGTGTAGGCTCTCGCGGTTTCCGCCGTGTCGGATCCCCCTCTCCGCCGTCCGGGAGACGCGGACGCTGCTGTCAACGGCGTCCGCGCCCCGGCCGGGGACGAACCATGAAGATGGAGGATGATTTTATGATAAAAAAGGAGCGGCGGTTTTGCGCCCCTCCTTTTGTGTTTTTTTGAAAAAAATTATTTTTTCCGGATCGTCACGTGCACCGTCTCCGGGTCTGTCGCCTCCAGCCCCCGGAAGCCGACGCACATCAGCTCCCACACCACGCCGCAGCAGTGGCCGGAGAAGCGCAGGCGGCAGTCGCCCGGCTCGATCCTGCGCTCGCTCACGGCGGAGCCGCGCAGCGTCAGCCACGCATCCAGCGTCTGCACCAGCGTCGAGACCGCCGCGCACAGCTCCACGCTGCCGGTCGCGTGTCCCGTCGCCTCCACGGTGTACCAGTATCCGGTGTAGGGACTTCCATCCCGCACGAGCGTCACTTCCGTCATTCCGTCGCCTCCATGCTCGGCGCGCTGCGCTGGGCGAGCCGCTGTCCGTAGCCGGTCATGGGCGTGTTGGCCTGCATGATCCCGTCCGCCACGCTGCCGCCGCCGGTTGCCTGCATCGCGGGGGCCTCCCCGCCCGCCGCCGGCGCGGTCATCTGCCCCGTCAGCTGCGCGATCAGCTGCGCCTGCTGCTGCACGAGGTTGTAGAGCGTCTGCCCCTCCAGCACGCGCTCGCGCACCTTGTCGATGCCCTCGAAGTCCATCATCTCCAGCGCGCCGAGCGCCTCCTGCGCCCGCTCCGGGGAGAAGAAGCCGAGGCCGTAAAGCTCCTTTGCGCGCTCGTTCTGCTCCATGCGGGAGAACGGGTTTTTCTTCTGCGCGCTGATCTTGAGGTCGAAAACCGGCACGCGGTAGAGCTCCTGCCCCATCGTGTCCATGCCGACGGCCTGCTCGCGGATCTGCGCGCCGGAGAACTGCACGAACTCGTAGTCCCCGCCCGCGCCGGTGATGCGGAACGAGCGCGCCTCGTCGTAGAACTGGCGCATCAGCTCGATGCACAGCTTGCACACGCCGACGTATGCGCGGTAGCTCGCGGCGATCATGTCGCGGCTCGCCTTGTTGCCGGCCTCCTGCAGCGCGGCGATGGCCGCCGCCGCCGTGATGCCGCTGCCCGCGCCGCCGCTGTTCACGTCGCGGTTGGAGCTGGTCTCCTTCATCTCGTCGATCTTCATCGCGAGGATGTTCGCGTAGATCGGCGAGATCGTGTCCATGCTCACCTGCCGGAGCTTCGTGTCGTCCAGGCTCGTCTCCACGTCGATCAGCTCCTGCGTCGGATCGGCGAACTGCTCCTTGTTGACGCCCGTGCTCCGCGCCACGAACCAGCGCGAGCGCGTCGCCTTGTCGGCATAGCCGAGGATGTTGCCGTACAGCTTGTCGATGTAGAGCTGCGGGTCCTTGCACAGCGCCACGTAGCCCCAGCCGACGGGCGTGCCCTCCTCGGGGAACATCACGTCGAACACCACGGGATAGAGGCCGTGGTCGTAGTAGCCGCGCGCGGCGTACTCCGGCTCGTTCTCGCTGGCGTAGAGCAGCACGTCGCCGACGAACTTCGCGTAGTGCACCACCGTCTGCCCGCTCGGCAGCGTCTGCTTATAGTACCAGTCCACCACCAGCGACTTCCCGCTCGTGTCCACGGCGTCGTCGTAGACGTACTGCGTCACGTCGATCACGTTGCCGTTCAGCTTGCCCTTGCATTCGGGATAGGTCTGCTCCAGCACGTCGGTGTCCACAAGGTCGGTGATGAACAGGTTGCGGCTCTTCTGCACGTCGGTCACGCCCGGTTCCCAGAAAATGCGCAGCAGGTCGATCTCTCGGATCGCGATGTCACCGAGCCCGTTTTCCTTACTGCTGTCCCAGAAGACGCCATAGCAGGCCGTTCCGTGCTTGAGCTTTTCCCACCACGCCGCGGAGTACACGTTGTCGAACTCGTTCAGCTCCATCACCGTCGGCAGCACGGCGGAGAGCGTCTTCGCGCTGGCCTCGTCGCTCGGCTCCCTCGGCAGCACCGCCGCCGTCGGGATGTTGTCCATCGCGTCGGCGTGCTTGTTGAGGATAGCGTTGAAGAGCCACGCGCTGCTCGGCTGCGGCAGGTTGGAGATCCCAGCCTTCTTGCACGCGCTCTGTGTCTGCGGCGTGCGCTTGATGGCCTGCCAGTGGCGCAGCTTGTACCACAGCTCGTCCTCCACCACGCGCAGCTCGAGGTTGGCCTTGCCCTGCTTGTAGCGGTTCAGCGTCTCCGCCGCCGCGCGGATCTCGTCTTTGCCGATGCGCCGCGCGTCCGGCGCTCCGGTCTGCATCGCGCCCACGAGCGGCGTCGTCGTGCCGCCCGTAAGAATGTTGAGGTTTGCCAGCCTCATCACGTTCTCGTCCATTTAGCCCCTCCTGTAGATCCCGTAGGGATCGTAGTATGTCTCGTCAGTCGAAAGCGGGTCGAAGCCGCGCGGCTTCTCGGCGGGCGCCGACGGCGGATTGATCGGCCGCGCCATGCACACGTACCGCGCCTCGTCGGCCACGTGGTCCTCGAGGTCGGTGTCGATGTCCTCCGGCTTCACGTCGTCGTAGAGCAGCGCCGGGATCGTCCGGATGAACGCCCGGCAGTTTCGGAACACGTAGAGCATCGGCACGCCGTTCTCGTCGAACTGCAGCCGGTAGTGCATCTGCATCCAGCCGGGGATGCGGTGGTTATCACCGGGGTCGAAGTAGACGCCCAGCTTCTCGCCGGTCTCGGCCACGCTCTGGCCGCGGCTCGCGTCCCAGATCGACGGGTCCGCGACGCCGTACACGTGCCGGCCGCGCAGATCTGGATGCTCCTCCTCGATGCGCTTGATCTCCGCAAAGATGCGGTCCGGCGTCCACTTGAGGCCCGTGTTCGGCACGTCCGTGCAGCCGTACAGCTCCAGGAAGCGGTACAGCCGCCCGTCGTGGTCGCACGCAAACCAGCCGACAGAGAACGGCTTTGCGTAGCCGAAATCGAAGCCGCGGTAGATCTTCCAGTCCTGCGGGATCGGGAACGGCTCCACCACGTGCGTCCAGCGGTGATCGAGGTAGTGCGCGGGATCGTCGCGCCACTCCTCGAAGAACGCCTCGCCCTCGATGCCCCAGTCGCCGTTGCCGGCCACCTTGAAACGCGTCGGGTTCTGCTGCTCCATCAGCCGGAAGCGGCGCAGGTCGGCCTCATCCAGCCACTCGTTGCAGCGGAACGTCGTCGTGATCGCGAGCACGTCGGGATCCGGCGCCGCGTCGAAGAAGCGCCGCTTGAGCCAGCTCGACGCCGTCCACGGGTTGAACGTAAGCGTCAGCTGCTTGAAGTACCCCTCCGGCAGCTCGCCGCGAATCGTATCGTCCACGAGATCGAAGTCCTTCTCGCTGTCGATCTCGTAGGCCTCCTCGATCCACGCCCAGCAGATGAAGCCCACCGGGCACGAGATCGACGCCAGCTTGAGCGGATCGTCGAGGCCACGGAAGAAGATCTGCTGCCCCGTCGGTTTGTACACCGCCGTCAGCGGCGACACCGTGAACGTCCACAGGTGCGCCACGTTCAGCCGGCTCGCCGCCCACTTGAGATCGGAAAAGCAGCTGTCGCGCAGCGTGTTTCCCGTCCGGCGCACCACCAGCGTGTTCGCCAGCGGCCAGCGCATCATGCGGTAGATGATGTTCAGCGCCGTCGTCTTGCTCTTCTTGCTCGCACGGGATCCTTTGCAAACGCGATAGCGGCCCTGGAACCGCCAGAACGCGCCGTAGCCCCTGCCGACGACCTGCGCGAGATCAACGTCAATCCGGGACATCTCCGACGAACACCACCTGCGGGATGCTGCTGGCGTCCACGTCCACGGCCTGCACCGGCTTGCCGTAGCCGCGGTCGAGGATCACCTCCGCCGCGCGGATGCGGTCGCCGTGCTTGGCGTCCTCGTCGTTGACGATCTGCACCAGCACGCGCAGCGCCTCGGGAGCCGCCGCCCGGAACGCCTCTTTCAGCTCCTCCGGCAGCCTCGGGCGCCCGCCGCCCCTGTAGCCCTTCATGAAGCGCCCGGTCGCAGGATCGCGCCTGGCGTCCCGCGCTCCGCTGTTCCTGCCGGCCTTCTTCCCGGCCTGCTTGCTTTTCTTCCCGCCGGTCTTCTCGCCGCTCTTGGCGCCGCTCTCCGCAGCGACCGCCGCGCCACTCTCCAGCCCGTCAGCCCGTTTGCTGTCCCGTTTATCGGTCAGCTTTTCAGTCTTTCCGCTCTCCGGCACATCAGCCGGCACGTTGGCCTGTTTGAAACCTTTTGACGGCACGTCCGCCCCCTCCTCTCGCTTCTTTTCTCCTATCGTCGCACACCCCGCTCAAATTTGCGCCCCGCCTTTTGCAAAAATTTTTTCCCGCAAAAAACAAAAGCCCCGCGGGATCTCCCCCGCAGGGCTTTTCGTCATGCTCTCTTAATACAGTCCTCCGTCCTGTCAAAAGTGCAGTCCTCGCAGCCTTTGTAAAAACCGCACTCCCCGCAGTCGTGAACAACGTCATAGCCGCGCTCTGCGTACTCGTCACGATTTGCAACGGGGCAACTGCCATCCACACAGGCAACGCCGCAATACCACGCGCATCTTTCTTCACTCATTGCTTTCCCTCTTCACGTCAAAAAGCGTTGTCTGATCCTCCAGCGCCATGCCAAGCATACCGCGTTCTCGATCTGACAGTTCCCACTTGTGCGCCGCTGCTCGTTCTGCCGCTGCTCGTTCTGCCGCTGCTCGTTCTGCCGCTGCTCGTTCTGCCGCTGCTTCCGGTCGAAGCAGCAAGCCGCGCAAGCCTCATCATTCGAGGTCATATATTCCGCTCCTGCTCATTTCTCGTCACCTCCGTTGAGCCGCCGCAAAAACTCGGCCTCCATCTTCTGAAGCATATCGTTGACGGCGTAAATCACGCACCCGCGGTCGAGTGCGTCAAACATCGTGGTAACGACGCACAGTGGCGGATCGAGCTGCATCACCTCGCCATTTTTCGCGTCCACGCTCTCGTGGCGCAAAATCAGCGTATAGCGTTCGCCAAACATCACTTGTCACCTCCGTCCATGCTTCGCCTTTCTCCGTCTGCGCAGAAGTAGTCCGGCGTGACACATCGACCATCGCACCAATCGTGATCCAAGAAGGCATCGTGCTGATAATGCTTGCAATCCTTGCACCGCACCACAGGCACAGCGTCCACGGTGGGAGCATGGTCAAGCATCAGTTTCGCTTCGATGAAGCCAGACAGGGCTTGCTCGGCGCGGATGAGGTCTTCCGCATTGCCGCTTTCCCTCGCCTCGTCACGCCACTTGACGCAAGCGTCCTGCCGCTTTTTCATCTCGGCGCAATATGCGTCAGCGTCAATCAGCCGCATCGTCCTCACCCATCTCTGCAAGCCACGACTCGAACTCGGTGCGGCGTTTGTTGAATTCCATAATCAGTTTTTCGGCCTTGATGATGCGAAACCATTTGTCACGCGCGGCGATCCACACTTCTGCCGCAAGGCAAACAATCGCACCGACGAAGAGTAGCGCGAGAGAAGCACCGCCGACGAAGCATACCGTCTCGCCAAAGACAATGTAGGCTGTTTCGCTCATTACGCCTCACCCCCATCCATCTTCGCCCCGCAGTTGGGGCAGTAGTTGCACCTTTTGGCGAGTAGTCCTGTTACGCCGATACCGCAGGACGAGCACAACTTGCTATCGTGGTCTACGCCCGAAATGTCTAACCACCGCCCGTGCACCACAGGCGCAGCATCGGCGGCGGGGACGGTGCGCAGGCGGTTCGTGACCTCAAAGGGGTAGTATAAACGCTGATTGTCTGCCTCGAACGCTCTGATCGCGTCCTTTCGGCGGATATACTCGTCAACCATTGGTGTCACCTCCGTCCATCTTCGCCCCGCAGTATGGGCAGAAACGCATCAAAGTAACATCAAAATCCGTTAGCGGCTCTTCGCCGCACGCGCTGCACCTATCTTCCGCAGTCCACCGGCCATGCCGCACAGGCGCAACATCAGCGGCAGAAATAGCTTTTATTTCTTCTATTGCGGCGTTTAACGCTCGTTCCGTTTCGTCGCTACTCGCGCAGAACTGCCCGAACACAGCGTCAAGAGCCGCGCCTTGCTCGATGTATTTTTTCTCGTCATCCATATAGTGACTCCCGCCCATCAATGGGCCGTTCGTTATCCATGCACTTCGGCGCGCATTTCAATAGCTCGATAATTGGTCTCCCGGTGTACTCTGTGTTGTACATCCCGCAGGCAACATACTTTTTCCGCCAGTCGCTTGCCGCGCTATGCGTCGCTCCGTACACCGTACACTTGCGTAGATGTATGCCGTGATACTTGCCTTGAATAAGGTTGCTGCACTCTTCGCAGCGTTTGTCCGGCAAGACACCAAAATTCTGATGCATCGCCTCAATTTTCCGCTTTTCAGCCATTGGTGTCACCCCCTTCAATGTACTCGCTCCATTGCACAGCCATAGCACGGGCAACGCCGGGGAATGTCTTCGCCCTGTTTCGCGCCCTATCTTTTGTGAACATTCCGCGGTGCTTATCGTTGTGCTTTCCGCTGTACGAACCAGACGGACACCACGTCTTTTCTGGCACAACAACTTTTGTCGGTACAAGGTCAGGCAGGCCTTTGAGCCAAAGCATTGTCTTTTTCGTATACGGGTGTCCAAACTGGAACGGCTGAATACATTGTGTTGGTCTTTCAAATCCAAACACTTTGCTCGGCTGCGGGTTTTCGACTGCAATGTGGTCACATTCCGCATGGAGAATTGTATCGATCAACGCTTTGCCGCAAAGCCCCTCATAAAACCGTTTCATGTTCAGCTTGCCGCCTTTATACAAGTGTCGCGCTCCGGCATTGCTTGTTTTTGTACACGGTGGGAAAGCAATTATCATGTCCCAGCGCCCCACTTGTTCGTGTGCGCGTGTGTCAGCGGTCTGGAACGCGCAGTTCCCATTGAGCAATGGCAGCACATCGCCCTGTATATGCCATTCTGGATGCCCGCCGCTGCACTCTTGAATGTCGCACGAGTACGCCTCGTGTCCCAATTCGCGGAAAGCCTTACACACCGCTTGACTCTCCTCGCAAGCCACAAGCACTTTCAGCATAGACCAGGCCCCCTTTTAATCCTCGCCATCATGATTTGCCGTGCATCCATTTTCTTTTTCCTCGCTTTCCCGCATTTCGTGCAGCAGCTTCATCACCTTCAAGCTGTCGCACATGATAATGTGATCGCTTATTATTTCCCGCTCGGCCTTCGTCGGCCGGAAGAATTCTTCGCACAGCGCGATCACATTCGCGACGCAGCGATCGACGTTGTCCTGCTGGATCTCCATGCCGTATACCGACTTGATCGCGTCGGTATAGTCGTTACGCGTCCGGCTCCGGCTAAATTTCCTTCGTAGAATCTCCAACACGAAAGCGCCGTCGCCGCAGGTTGGCTCCAAAAATGTCGTGCGCGGCTCGAAGCAGTCTGGATTCTCTGCCTCAAGCATGTCGCACATCTCAAGCACCGTCCTCTGCGGCGTGAATACCTCGCCGAATTTCCGTATCCTGTGCTTTTTTTCTTCCGTGAGCGTATTGATATTGCAGCTGTCCATAAGTCCTCCCCGTTTTAAGCACTAGAGCATCTTCTGCGCGATTCGCCGATGCTTTTGACTTTCTCGCGCACGCCAAGCACACCCGCAGCGGGCGGACGCTCCACGCAGCCGTGCCTCCATCAAGCGGCTGCTGGCAAAGATAGCACACGCCACGATCAAAGCTCTCGCTTCGTGGCTCGACGCCCGCGCTCCTGCGCTTTCGCTCACTTCTCACGCGGTCGAGCGCCCGGCACCTCGAGCACATCAGGTATGTGTTTCCGCTCGGCAGCTGGACGCCGCACTTGGTACACTGCCCATTTTCCCTGCGATCGGCACGGAGATCCCGCGCCTTGGCGTTTTCCTTCTCGCGATCTTTCCGAGCATCCCATTGCCGCCGCTTCTCGGCGCACTCTGCGCAGCGATACCGCCCGCCGATGGTGTAGGCATCAGCCTTGCCGCATTCCGCGCAGCGCCCGTGCGAATGATAAAAGGCTCGCGTTTCTCGCATGTACTCGCGGATGTATGCTCTCTGTGCGTCTTTATCCTTTCGCATCGTTTATCCTCCCGTATGAGCAGCGGTATGCTCTTTATCCATTGGTGTCACCCCCGTTCTTCACGCACGCGTTAGTTGACTTCATGCACGCCACTTCAAACCGTAGCTCTTCAATCTGCTTCTGCATCCTGTCAAGGCGCGTCCACATCTCTTGGCGCAGGTTTCTTTCTTGCATTCGTTTTTCAACCTCGCGGTTAATCAGCTTTTCAAAAAGCATTGGTGTACCCCCTTTTAATCCTCGCCATCATGATCTCCTGCACATCCATCTTCTTCGCCTTCTCCGCGCACTTCGCGCACACGCTCTCCGCGCCCAGCAGGACGCTCACCGCCCCGCGCAGATCGCGCTTGCTGTGCGGGTGCAGCACCTCGCCGCAAATGTCGCAAACCTCGATCTTCATGTCTCCTCCGTTCTTCCGTCGCTCTGAAACAGCGGGCAGGCGCGCACGAAATACGATTCCGTCTTCTTCGCCTCGCCCTTCTCCCAATGCGTGTTCATCATGAGCCGGTCGGCGTCCCAGCCGTCCACCGGCTGGAAGTCCCGCACCCACGGGCACTCGCTCGCGCCGCCTTTGTCCGCGTGCGCGCACCGCCAGCACAGCGTGTCCGCTTTCGCCTGCGTATACTTTTCGCTGTACGCCACGGCCCGCTCCGCGATCGCCAGCGCGATCTCGTGGTTTTTCCTGCCGCGCCAGAAGCCGCTGCTTCCTCCGCCGGCCCACACGTACTTAAATCCCGCCTCTTTCAGCGCCTCGCGCACCGGAGCTGACACGCTCCGGTTGAACTCGATGTCCAGGATCCCACCCGGGAGGCGCCGCGTCGTATATCTCAAAATCATGTCTCTATCTCTCCTGCACCGTGATCTCCGTTCTCGGATTATCCCGATCCACTTCCCCGGCGAGCGTCAGCGTGATGTGCCGAAAATCGTCGTCCGCGATGATCCCGCCGCGCGTCAGCCCGTCCATCAGCAGCTTGCCGCAGTAGTTGTCCGGATCGTGCCGGCGGCGGTCCGGGAAGAAGTAGCACACCGTCACGTGCGCCCGCTCAAACGGCTCCGGCAGCCGGATCCCGCGCTTTTTGAGCGTCCAGAGCACCGCCTCCGTCCACTTTTTCTTCGACGCGCGGTAATCCCACGCGTTCGCGCGGCCGGCGAAGGCGTTCAGGCTCGGCGGAATCCCCGGCAGCGTGATCTGTACCGTCCTCACAGGCCCAGCCTTTCCGCCAGCCGCTCCGTCTTGACGATCTCCTGCTGCGTGCAGTCGCCGTAGATCAGCGCCATCTGCCGCAGCATGATCGTCACGTCGGCCATCTCCTCCTGCACGTCCAGCAGGTGCTGCCTCGTGAGGCTGCCATCCGCGACCGCTCGCCGATACTTGAGCAGTGCCTTCGTCAGCTCGCTCATCTCTTCGATCATCATGTCCGTCTGCACCCGACTGCCGTTGCGCTCGATCGCCGCGCGAAAGATTTCATTCCACGTCAGTCTGTCCCGCGCCGCGTCGAGCGCTTCTCGGCTGTTGGCAGCTCCAACGGGATCGTCGCGCATCTGGTTGAACATCACTCCGCCTCCTTCGCCGTGACGCGCAGGAAAATCCCGTCGTCGGTGTAGCGCGCCTCCAGCCGGTGCGTCTTGGCCATCTCCGCGACGTCCACCTTCGGCAGCGCGATCTCGTAGCTCTCCGGCACGTCCGTCACCTTGTGCTCCATCACCAGCTGCATCACGAGTGCGTCGTACATCAGCCGCTGCTCCTCTGTGCCTTTTTCCAGCGCGGCGTTGCGCTCCCACAGCTCGCGGTTTTCCTCGCTCAGGCGCTTATTCGCCAGCGCCACGGCGTTCAGTTTTCTGTTCATCGTCTTTCTCCTCGTAGTATTTCGTAAGCAGCTTCGCGATGCTGCATTGCTCCCACTCGCCCGCGCATCGCTGTTCCGTATACTCCTCGAACGCGCGCCGATCCGGGAAAACGACGCGCGAGCCGCACTCGCAGTGCACCGCGCGCCGTTTGTCCCGCTTGCGCCGCTCGGAGGAGGAATAAAAGGGGCAAGTGAAAGTTTTGTTCGTAAGCCCGCTCATGACAGTCTGTAATTCCGCTTGCCGGTGAGGTCGGCGTAGCTTCCCTTCGAGCGCTGGAAGATCCTGCTCCCCACGCCCTCGTCCAGATCGAGCACGCGGTTGATCGTCAGCTCGCTGGAGAGGATCGTCAGCTTCCGCGCGTCGTTGTAGCGCGCGTTCAGCAGCTCGAACGCGAGGTTGAGATCCGCCGCCGTCGGCTCCGCGCCGCGCCCCGTCTTGAGCAGGTCGTCCACGTAGAGCACGCGCACGGCCTTGAGCGGCCGCATCAGCGCACCGTACGCCTCCGCGTCGTTGACACACGCCTTCGCCTGCGCGGCGAAATCCCGCCACAGCAGGTACCGGCACGGCATGCCGCGCTCCATCAGCGCCCCGCACACCGCCGTGCACAGGTGCGTCTTGCCCGTACCTGGCTGCCCCGCAAGATAGAGCCAGCCGTCCGGATGCTCGGCGTATCGCTTCGCCAGCTCCAGCAACGACCTCTGCCACGGCTCCCGCGCCTGCCACCGCTCGAAAGTGCAGCGCTGCAGCATGTCCTGCAGGCCGCTCTCACGCAGATACCGCGCGTTTCTCCGCTTCACCATGCACGCGCATTCCTGCTGGTACCGCTCGCCGCTCTCGCGCCGGCGCCACACGTAGCCGCGGTTGAGACATTCCGGACAGTCGCAGCCGGTCAGCGTCCCCGGCTCGGCGTTCAGCGCGTCGATCACGTCAGTCGAGACGCACCCCGGTGAAGTTGTACTTTGAAGCCGGTTTCTGATCGCCTCTGGAAGTTCGAGATCCATTGCTGCCTCCTTCCCGCTTCTCCCACGTGCGCACCGCCGCGCGCCAGTCCTTCATCGGCGAGGAACCGACCTTCCAGCCCTTCGAGGTGTAGAAGTCGACGAACGCCTGCGCGTCCACGCCGTTTCCGCGTTCCCGGCAGTACGCCGCGACCTCTTCCACGGAGGGAGGAGAGAAGCGCGCCTCGCGCGCACGCGCGCGCGTATAACTTTCGTTCTCTATCTCTTTCTCTTCCTCCCCCTCCCCCTCTTTCTCGTTTGCGGTTTGCTTTCCGTTTGCTTCCGGTTTGCTTGCGCTTTGCTTGCGGTTTGCTTGCGCTTTGCTTCCGGTTTGCTCATCGTTTGCTTCCGGTTTGCTTTCGTCTTGCTCCTCGTTTGCTTCCGTTCTGCTCGTGCCGCGGCGTCCGTTTTCCGCTTTTCGTGCCGACGTGTCGAGCGTTGGACGAATCAGCATGAAGATGCTCATCTGTATCCCCGTCAGCTTCGGCTCCTCGCCGTCCAGAGCGTACGCGCAGATGGCCGGCAGCAGCGCGTTCCGGTCTTTCGGCGGGAGCACCTTGATCGCTTCCCAGAAGGAGCGATAAAACGTAAACTGTCCGCGCTCCATCTTCCTGCCCTCCGATCAGAACGGCAGCTCGCCGTCGTCCTCAGTCTCGGTCATCTGCGGTCCCGGCGTCGCGTCGCGCTCGTCCGCCGTGTTGGAGCTGTCTCGCCTGCCGCCGCAGAAATAGACGTTCTCTGCCTGCACCTCCCACGCGATGCGCGGATTGCCGTTCTTGTCCGTCCACTTGCGGCTCTGCAGCCTGCCGCTCACCGCGGCGGGATCCCCGCGGCGGAAATAGTTGGCCACGAACTCCGCCGTGGCGCGCCACGCCACGCAGTCCACGAAATCCGTGTCGCGGCCGCCGTCCGCGTTCTTGAAGTCCCGGTCGACCGCCAGCGTGAAGCTGACGACCGCGGTCCCGTTCTGCGTCCTGCGCAGCTCAGGCTCCTTCGTGAGCCGTCCAATCAGATCGATTTTGTTAAGCGACATTCCTTTATCCTCCGTCAAATGTATGATTTTCCGAATTTCTTTCTGAATTCTTCCGCCGTCCAGCCGTAGCGCTCCATGACGCGCCTCTGCGTCTCGCGCTGCAGCTCTCTGCCGAACTGCGGGAAGTTGTGCACGTGCCCGTGGTGACACGGGCACAGCGTCACCCAGGCGCCGTATCGCTTGCTCATCTCCCGCGTCGCGCCGCCCTGGTCGTGGTGGAACACCTCGTGCCGCACGAGATCCGTGCCGCCGCAGGTGGAATAGCGGTCCGGCGCGAAGTAACAGCCGTCCTCCGGGAACACGGATCGCACGTAGCCGTTGCGGTCCATCTCCTCGCCGAACTCATTGCGCATACAGCAGGCTCCTTTCCCGCTCCGTGAGCACGTCGAGGTTGATCTGCCGGCACTCGTCCAGCAGCCCGTCGATCAGCCGCCGCATCTCGTGCACGTCGTAGGTGGAGCTGCCGCGCAGGAGCATCCACGCGCGGTAGCTGCCGCCGTCCTTCCCAGGCTTGACGCGCGACGTCGGCGCGAGGTGGTAGGTCTCCGCCTCCTCGGCGCGCTTCTGCGCCTCCTCGGTGTCCGGCAGCATCACGAACACCGGCTCGTCGTTGTACGCCTCGCGCTGGCCGTAGCGGGCGAGCATCGTGTTGTGCGCGTACGGCACGCTGATGCGCACCGCCTCCGCGTAAATGGAAAGCACCTTCCAGTACAGCGCGTTTGCGTTCAGGCTGCGCTTCTTGCGCTGCTCGCGGATCTCGACGGTGTAGACCGTCCCCGGCTTCACCGCCTCCGTGACCTGCCTTGCCCGCGGCGTGCGGAGCGAAAGGCTCATGCCCTCCGCGTCCGCCGTCCACGAAAAGCGGTCAGTTTCGAGCGTAAGCATTGCTCTCCTCCGCGCGGCGCTTCATCACGCAGTCGAGGCAGAGCACTTTGCCGTAGCGCTGCCGTGCCGCCGCGATGTGCTTCTCCGGGCTGACGGGCTTCCCGTTTGCGCCGGTGTAGCCGATCACCACGTGCCCGCAGTCCTCGCACACCAGCTTCGGCGGCTCGCCGCCGTTGAAGCGCTGTGCCTTCTCCTCGATGCTCTCGCCGCTGTATTTCGTGCGTCCGCCCTGCCAGTAGACGTTCGCGCCGATGCCGAGCAGCTTGCAGCACACGCTCAGCGCGTCCGTGTAGGCCATCTTAAACGCCTCGTCGCTAGTGCGCAGGCCGTTTTTCTCGCTTGCAACGAAGGACGCGCCGCCGGTGCCCTCGATCGGATCGCTCCATTCGCCGTCCACCTTGATCTGCAGGTACGCGTCCACGATTGCGACAGCCTCGCCGTTCGCGCCCTGCACGATCTCCTTGTTCGTGATGCGCACTTTCCAGCCGATGCCGCATGGGCCGAACGCCTCCGTCAAGCAGCGGATGCGCCACATGGGGTTGATGTCCGTCATCCCCTTGAGCCTGCCCGCCGCGATCTCCTTCTGCGCTTCCTTCGGCACATCCGCGAAGCGCTTGTAGATCTCCATGTTGTCCATTCCGTCGTCCTCCTCACTTGATCTGCATGCTGCGCGTCTCGCGGATCACCGCGCCGACGACCTCGCCGCCGGCCTTGAGCCTCGCCTTGATCGCCGTCTTGTCCGGCGCATAGCTGACGCGCATCAGCTCCGGCGCGCACGCGCGCGCCCACGCGCCGAAGGTCTCGTCGATCTCAATGCTCGCCGCCTTGCGGTAACTGACGCGGCACCGCGCCGTTTCAAACTCCTCGCCCGCAAGCTGCGTTTCGAGGTACTTGCGAAGGCTATCCGCCTTGCGCTCCTTCTGGCCGCGCCGCGCGGCAAGCTCCTTTTCCTCCGCGCGGATCGCCGCGGCGTCCGCGTCAAGGTTTTTAATGAACAGGCAGATGTTTTCGATCTTCTGCGTCCGGTCCATCTCCAGCCGGTCGAGCAGGTCACCGTTGAGCAGCTCGCCGGTCTCCTCGTCGATCTCCGGCTCGAAGCAGGCGATGCGGCTATTGATCTCGTACAGGTTCATTCCTCGTCCTCCTCCCGGTAGCAGAAAATCTCCACGCCCTTCGCGAACACGAACAGGCGAAGCGCGTCATCCACGCGGGACGCCAGCACCGGCACGTCCACGTTCTTCGCGACGACCTCCAGCAGATCGGCGTTCATGCCGGCGATCTGCACGCCGGGATGCCCGCCGAGGCCGCCGACGCGGCTCACACGCGCGTCCAGCACGTCAACGTCGTCCGGCAGCAGCGCCACGGCCCGCGTCAGCGCGGACAGGCGCTTCATGGTCTCACTCTTCGTCATCTTCTTCGTCCTCTCTTTCTTCTTCGATCTCGTCTGACCCGCACTCCGGGCAAACAGCCGTCCGGCAGGTCCACCACCCGTTTTCTCCGTCAAGGTTTTCTTTGTACGAAATCTCGTCCGGCTCGTCGAATTCCGCGCCGCACCAGTTGCAGACGTACATCACAGCTCCTCCTTCTTCACGCCGGAGGCGATCAGCGCATCGCGCAGCGGCTTGCGGCGTTTCAGGATGTTCAGCGCCCGGGCCGTGTCCTGCCGATACTGTGCCAGCAGCTCGGCGCGGTCATCGCTGATCCAGTAGCCGCGCCCGTCCTGGTCGTTGCAGATCAGCGCACCGTTGGCGCGCGCCCGCTCGATCTCCCGGCGCACCTGCCGGTCGCTCATTCCCGTCCGCCGTGCCAGCTCCTCCCGGGACACTGCGTTCCGCCGTTCCCGCGGGATCTCATTCACGATACTCACGGATAGTCTCCTCATTGCACTTCATCGCCTCTCACCGTCCAGCCAGAGGATGACGCGCATGATCTTTTCGACCGCCCACGCGATCCCGGCCAGTTCGAAAAAGAGCACCCATCCGGTCATTTCCGCCATAATTCCCTTGCCTTTCCCCGTTTGCCGTGATACAATAGCAAACGGCCAATAGTGATTGATACCTCTGTTGCCGCCCGCCCGTTCACGGCTCCACCCGTGAGCGGGCTTTTTCTATACGCAGATCTGCCGCGCATAGTCCGCCTTGGAGATCAGCTTGTGCGCGTTGTAGCGGTAGCGCCTGCTCGCCGTCTGCCTGCAGCAGCCCTCGAAGCGGGCCACGTCCTTTACCGTCAGCATCTCCTTGCCCGGAAAAAACGCATCCAGCCGCTCCAGATTGTCGCGGAAGCCTTCTTTCTCTCTGCTCATTTCTTTTTTCCCCTCTTTCCGAGCACCAGTTCATCGAGCGATACGCCGAAATAATGAGCTACTTCGATCAGACATTTCAGTGTCGGCGATCCGTTCTGCCAGCCGCGAATGGTCGCGTTCCCAAGTCCGCATTCCTTCTCGAGCCTTGCGATGGAGATCCCGCGCTCCTTGCAGAGCGCAACGATGTTCTCGTATACCATGCCTTCCTCCTTTCTTTTTGCGAATTTAGAGAAACCTCTTGACAAAGAATAGGCAATAGTCTAAAATAATAATTGCCACATACATTTAGAGTAAGCCCATATTTCTGTTCGTCGATCCCCTAAATCCTACGGACAGTATATAGGCTATCCTCGAATTTGTCAATAGGGAATTTAGGCATTTGCCGAAATTTTTGGAGGGCCTTATGAACACTGTAGAAAGGATAAAAAGCCTGTGTAAAGAGCAGAAAATTCCGATTTATAAGCTGGAAAAAGACCTCGGTTTCGCAAACGGCTATATCGGACAGCTGAAAAAGGGCGTCGTTCCAGACGACCGCATTGCGAAGATCGCGAAATACCTCGGCGTCAGCATACCGTTTCTGATCGGTGAGGATGACCGCCAGCGAGCCGCCGCGCTCGCGTACGAGATCGCGGCGCTGCGGAAGGCGATCCCCACCCTCTCCGGCGTACAGCGCAGGGACGCCGAGGAGCGCCTTGCCGACGCGGTGTATCAGCACGGCCTGCTCACGGAAAACGAAAAAAGCCCCTCCTCCGAAGAGGAAGGGCTTTCGGATAAGGATCTCCGGCTCGTCAAGTGGTTCCGTTCTCTGCCGCAAGAAAAGCAGAGAGCAATCCTAATTGCTCAAGACGCGCCAGCAGATCTTGTCTAGTCTCCGGCGAGTTGGCCAGCTGCAGAAACTTCTGTTCGTTTTCGCTCACGTGATCGCCTCCTGACGGAAGCGTAACACGAAAAAGTGAAAAACACGGTCGAAATGGAGTGTACAATGTTTAACATTATTATTTGTGTGGTGGCCGTTTTGTCTCTTATATGGATGATTTTCAAAGGGATTCGTGACATCGGGATCAAGGGCAGCTTTTGGCTCATCGTTGTCCTGTTCACGATCTCCGCAGCGGCGCAGTCGTTTCGGTCAGAAGCCGCGCAGAGCATTTGTTTTGCCGTTCTTTTCCTGCTTTCTCTCGTTGCAGTCGAGGAAATCTCGAAGCGAGAGCGGAAGCTGCAAGAAGAAATCGAGCGTCTGGAAGCGAGCAACAATTATTATAAAGAGCGCGTCCGCGAACTGGAGGAATCCAAATGAAAAAGCCAAACTACGCAGCGCTCTACACGCTGCGCGCCGACGGCCGGTACGTCGGCTCATACACTGACGCAAGCGGCCGGCATTTCGTCTACGACCGCGACCCGGAGCGCTTGTGGCACAAGCTCAACGATCCGCAGCCGGAGCTGACCTTTCGCCAGCTCGCAGAATCCTGGCACGACGCGCATTGGGCGTGCGTCTCCGCCGGCACGATCGCCAGTTACACCGCGTCGTACAACCGCGCCGTGGAGCAGTACGGCGACCGGCCAGCCGCGGAGCTGATGACCTTCGACGTCAACCAGCATCTGCTCCAGCTCAAGCGCAAGGGCCTCGGCCTCAAAACGATCAAGACGCAGCGCACCGTCTACCATCTGATCTATCAGCACGCCATCGGCGACAAGGAGATCGGCAAGAAGATCCGCTACAACCCCGCCGACGCCGCCGTGCTCCCCTCCGGCATCAAACGCCCGGTCAAGCGCGATGCGCCGCCGGACGAGATCGTGAAAAAGATCCGCGCCGAGGCGGACACGGCGTACTGGGGCCTGTTCTGTTTGTTTCTGATTGCAACCGGCTTTCGCCGCGGCGAGGCGCTGGCCATCCAGTGGCAGGACGTAAACTTCAAGAAGAAGGAGATCTCCTGCACCAAAGAGATCGTCTACCGCGGCACGGTGATCTGCAAGGAGCCGAAAACGGAGAGCGGCGTGCGCACCGTTCCGCTCCTGCCGGACCTTCTTCCGGTCCTGCGCTCCGCAAAGCCGAAAGATGCCGCGCCGGAGGACTACGTGTTCTGCGGTGAGGATCCGAAGAAGCCGCTGCAGGAATCGACCTACCGCCGCCGCTGGGCACACTACTGCAAGGACATGGGATTCGTGGACGCAGACGGCAAGCACACGCTGACGGCCCACGTCATGCGCCACGGTTACGCGACCATGCTGTACGACGCCGGCGTGGACGCCTACACCGCACAGCGCCTCCTCGGCCATGCGGACATCCAAACGACGCTCGCGATCTACACCCACCTGAAAGAAAGCAGAAATCAGGAGGATATCAAAAAGCTGAACGAATACGTGCTCGCCGCGGCAAAAAAATAAGAGGCTCGCCGCCTCTTTTTTCTGACAACAATGTTGACAACAATTCTGACAACAATCTTTAACAAAAGCTGCCAAATCACGCAACGCGCCCGCCGCCGGAACATAACAAAAAACCTCCGAAAACCCTTGAAACCAAGGCATTTTCGGAGGTTTTGGTTTGGCACGCCGTGAGGGATTCGAACCCCCGGCCTTCTGGTCCGTAGGCTCAAAACTTTCCTTTATTCACGGCGTTTTCCGGCTTTCTGACAACAGCGCTGACAACATCACATGTTGCGCATTGCTTCACGCAGGGCACGCTTGACGCGCTCGTCGTCGGTGTCCTCCATCATGCGCTGCAGGTGCTCGCGAACGTTGCCGTGCATGGAGCCGTCATAGGAGCGGTCGGCGTAGGACCGGCCGTCGTAATAGCTGCCGTCACGGCTGACAAAGCGTCCCATGCTGTCGCGGCCGCGGCGCTCGGAGGAGCCGTAGCCCTCCATCGCAAGCGTGGTCTTGATGCTCTTGAGCGTGTGCGTCAGTTTGTCGAGATATTCCGCGTCGTTCGCGGGCAGTTTGCCGCCGTCCGCGCCAAGCGCGTCAACGGCCTTGTCGATCTGGCGCTCGATGATCTTGCACAGTTTTTCCAGCGATTCGGTGTTCATCGTCGTTTCCTCCTTCCATCAAGCGATGCGGTCGATCGTCAAATTACCGTTGATCTGACTGATCGACGCGGGCGGTACGGTCGTTCCGTCCGTAATACCGGACACGGCGCGCACGGACACGGAGAAACAGCAGCCCTTCGGCACGGTGACAATTGCCGTGCTTGTGACATTGCCGTATTCCTCGACCGCCGCAGGCGTAAAGATTGCGCGGCTTGCCATGCGCGGCTCACCGTTGACCGTCACCGCGATAGCGATGGGCGCAACCGTGCCGGCTGGCACGGCAATATTACCGTTATAGGTTACTTTGTACCGCGCAAAGCAGTTGTTGGTGCGACCGCAGAGAGTAAAAACCCCTGTGCCGTCCTCGTGAAAAACGAAGCCACGGTTGCACGGGATAGATGCCGCGAAGTCAATCGCTTCGTTCAGCGGAACGACCTGCTCCGCATTGGCAAAATACTCCGCCATGTCACACCGCCTTAACCGTTACAACCGCAACCGCAGTTGAACCCGGTAGGAGTAAGCGGATTGCAAACGCTGTAAGTGCCAACAGGGCAGTTCTTGAGCCTATTGTACAGTGCGTCGACCTCGTTGTTGAGGCCCTGCGCAATGAACGCGTTCTGCGCGGTCTGGCTTTCGCGGAGCGCCGCCATGTTGAGCTGATTCTGCAGGCCGACGTTCTCGCGCTGCGCCTGAGCCAGCTGACCCTTTACGCCGTCCAGCTCGAGGGCGCACAGCTTGTCCAGGATCGCCTGCGTACCGCGCGTCTGGGCGTCGATGATGTCGCGCGTGTTGGTCGCGTCGGCGGAGCGCGTGGCGCACTCCTCGGTCGCGATGGTGTACTTCACGTCGGCGAGGCCGGCGCGATTCTCGCAGCAGCAATTCTGGAGCGCACTCTGCACGCCGAAGAGCTGCTGCATGTTGTTGATGCTGGCGTTGGTGATGTTGGAATTGACGTTGGCGAAGCCGCCGCACAGCTGCGTGGCCACGTCGCCGAAGCCGCTGGTGATCTTGTCGCCGATGCTGTTGACGCTGCTCTGGAGCATCTGGTCGCGGAAGCCGCCGCTGATGTGCTCGGAGTTGTTGAGCCACGGGTACAGGCCGTAGTCCATCCCCATCATCGCGCCGCCGTAGCCGCCGCCGAAGCCCCAGCCATTGCCGCCGATCAGCAGCAGGAGCAGGATCCACGCCCAGTCGCCGCCGAAATTGCCGAAGCCGTTTCCGCCGAAGCCGGTGGGCTGGACCAGCATGGTCGTGCCGTTTTCCGTAAGAGACATTGTTCCTTCCTTTCCACCGGGGATCTGTCCCGGTAAGGCCGCGTCAAATCGTCGATCGACGCGGCGTTATTTATTCAGCCGCCTGTGCACCGGCGGGAGAACACTTATCTGCGCAGACCGGCCATCATGCGCTGCGCCATCTGCAGGCGCGGGTTGCTGATCTGCCCGCTTTGCAGCAGGTAGTTGATGATCTGCTGCGGGTTGTTCATGCCGTCCGGCACGTTCAGCCCGCGCTGGCGCAGGACGGACACGGGATCGCTCCGCAGCTGCGAGAGCGCCTGCTGCGGGTCGGACCTGCCGAGCGAATCGAAGAGGCTCATTCCGCCGCCTCCTTCTTTTTGCCGCTGCGGGCGACCAGCGAGGCCACAAGCGCCTCGATCTCGTCCCGCGTCACGTAACGCGACGGATCGAACGGCGGCTCCGCGGGCGCGGGAGGCCGCTTCTCGTACACGTCCAGCGTCGAGCCGTTCGCTCCCGCCGTCTTGACGTAGATTGCGCTGTCGTCGCGGGCGATCATCATCTGCGAAGCGCCTGCGCCGACTGGATAGTTTGCCGCCGCCTGCTCGCCGTCCACCTGCACGATCTCAGCGTGGATGGTCGGCAGCGTCATCTGCTGCACCTGCTGCTGGTAGACCGGCTGGTAATTCTGCGGGAAAAAATACTGTGGATTATACGCCATGCTTTGCCTCCTCGAAAAAATATCCGGGCACGGTCGAGCCGCTGTCCCACGTGTCCCACCAATCCCCGTCGATGACGGCGACGGCGTGCTCGTGCGGGCCTAGGATGAACTTTCCGCGCGGATGCTCCGCCGCAAAATCCGCTACGGTGTAGCAGTCCGGGCAGCGGTCCGGCAGAAACAGCTGCCGATATCCGATCCCCTTAAGCAGTGCCCACCACACGCGATTGGTTGACGGCATATCCGCCATCTCACCGGAGAGCGCGCACAGCACGTCGTGTGCCGCGCACCACGGGAGCCCCGTCACGGCGCAGACGGCGCGAACGGTGCAGTCGCCGGTCGAAAGCCCCTGCGGATTCGGCTGGAATTCGTGCCACATCGGCCTCACGCTCCTTGTCATAAGCATAAAAAAAGAGCTCCCGCCCTGCAATGAAGCAAGGCGGAAGCCTTTTAGAAGTTATTTTCCGAGGCGGGAGAGGTAGGATTTTAGCACCGGCTCGTACCGCTTGACGATGCTGTACGTCTGCCGCGGCGTGCGGTCGATCTGCTCCGCGACGCGCTCGTAGGTCCATCCGTCGATCAGCTTAAGGCGCAGCGCCTCCCGGTGCCGCTCGTCGTGGACGCACTCGCTGATCGCTTCCAGCATCGCGGAATTGGTGTACATGGCCGCCGCTCCTACATGACGATTCCCTCTTTCTCTCTTTTTGTCGGTGCCGTTATTATACCACGCCGTACAGTCGGACGCGCCCCGCAAAAAAAGAAAACCGGCAGTTTCCTGCCGGCTTCTTTTTTACCACGGGGACTTGTCCGCGTTTCTCCCGGACGCGATCCAGAGGTAGCGCCGCTCCTTGTCGCTCAGCCCCTGCACCGCGCGGATCGCGGTCTCGACCTCGTCGTTGGTGTAGGTGCCGTACTTGCCGCTCTCGCTCGGCTTGTCCGTCGTGTCGAGCGCGGCGCGGAACAGGATGTACTCCGTGTCGGTCAGTCCGTACTGCCTGCCGCCGTCGATCTTCTCCTGCAGCTTTTTGCCGTCGCTCGTTCCGGCGGCGAGGTCGTAGATGCGCCCGCGCGTCTTTTCCTGCAGGCCGTCGCGGTTGCCGGCGAGCGCCCAGATGCGCGTCGCCGCGACCTCGCCCATCGTCCTGTCGTACTGTGCCTGCGCGTCCGGCGCGAGGAAGCGGTTTTCCAGCTCGCCCGCACTGCTAACGCCCGCCGCGTCCTTCATCCGCTTTTCCATCGCGGCGCGGATCTTGCTCTCATCGAAGCCGTTCTTTACCATGTCGGCGTAGATCGCCTCGTACGCCGCCGTGTCGTTGCGGTACGCGTCGTAGAGGTTGTTGTAGTACGGCGCGGTCTTGGTCGGCGCGGTCGTCAGCCTGAGGTACGCGTAGGTGCCGCGGAACTTTCCGGCCGCCGCGATCGCCGCCTTGCGGTAGATCGCGTTGAACAGGTTTTCGATATTCTCGAACGGTACGCCCGCGACCTTGCTGACCGCCTTGAAAACGCTGTCCGTCTGCAGGCGCTGGGCGTTCCAGTCCACCTTGCCGCCGGTGCTGACGGTCTTCCACGTGTCGCCCAGCGCGCTCCCCGCCTTGCTGAACGCGTTGAGCAGGTCGTTGATGGACGAGCTGGTGATCTCGTCGAAGCCGTAGTAGGTCGTTCCGCCGATCTTGGCGTCGAGGAATTCGAACACGTCCGAGCCAAACGGCACATTGGAGAACGCGCCGCCGAGCATGTCGTGCGCGATCCGCTTGAGGACGCTCGCCGCCGTGACCTCGCCGTCGTCATCGTCGTCGTAGTTGTCGGTCTTGCCGCGGAACAAATTCCACGCTGCCGTCATCCCGGCGAACACGGCCAGCTGCGCCACCTGCGACGTGACGGCCCAGCTTGCGCGCTGCTTCGCCTCGGCCAGCTCCGCCGCGCGCACCTCCGCGTCGCCCCTTCCCAGCGCCTCCTTCTTCGCCCGGAGGTTGCCGAGCGCGTCGTAGAGCACGTTGAAATTCTGGAACGGCTGCGTCTTAAACATCGACAGGCTCTGCAGCAGCGTGCTGTTGCTGCGCAGGATCTGCGGCCGCTGCATCGTCGTGTAGTTGGGCTGCGTCTCCTCGATGATCCGGTTGTACACGTCGGCGACGGCCTTGTAGTAGGCGTCGCTCCCGCGGCTGAGCTCCTTGTTGTTGTCCTGCACGAAATACTCCGCGGCCTTCCACAGCTTGCGCGTGGTCAGCACGTCGACGCCCTGGATCCAGTTGAGCATCTTCGGCAGCTGCCTGTCCTGCTTGGCGAGGTCGCCCAGCTCCTGCGTGGAGAAGCCCTGCGAGCGGTACCACAGCAGCGGCGTGTAGCGGTTGATGAGATCGAGATCCACCTTGCCGACGTCGCGCAGCGCCCGCAGCAGCGGCTTCCAGCCGACCACGGCTGCCGCCGTCGGGTACGACGCCGCCTGCTTCATGGCCACGCTCGCGTTCAGCGTCAGCACGGCGCCCGCGTAGTTGGAGCGCACGCTGCGCATCAGCCTGTCGAAGTCGTTCTGCTCGGTGTAGCCGCTCTGCAGGTCGCTCATCAGCTTTTCGATGTAGCTCGTCGCGGCGCTGCCCCACTTCTGCTTCATCGCCTGCATAACGCTGCTGTCGTAGGCGTTGCGCGTGCCGTCGGGGTTGAAGCTCGCCTTCGTCACGCCCCACACCTTGTTGAAATTCCGCACCGGGATCGCGAGGCCGACGTATTTTGCGTGCTGTTCGATGCTCCTGCGCAGCACGCTGTCCATGTCCCGCAGCATGATCGGAGCCGCCGCGTTGTTGACGCGCTCCTTGAGGAAGCCCATGCCCTCCAGCGTGCCGTCGAACTTGAGCGCGTCGAAGTCCTTCTTCACGAAGTTTTTGTCCGTGTCGATTGGGAAATAGTTTTCCACGCCCGCGATGGAATATCCTTTGAGCTTTTCGCTCGTCGCGTTGATCTCCTCGCGGCTCATGCCGTTGAAGTACGCGTGCGCCGCGTCGGCGAACGCCTTTTCCTCCGTCGTCATCTGCGAGACGATGCTGCGCACCTCGCTCGGCGTCAGCTTGATCGTCGTGCCGCGGTCGTAGGCCGCCTCGATCTTGCCCTGCTTATATAGCTGCATGTCCGGCACCACGACGCCGCCCTGCGCGATGTGCCGCAGGTTCTGATCGTTCTTGCTGTGGAGATAAAGGCTCATGCGCATGGCCGGCGTGATGCTCACCGTCTTCACGCCGTCGGCGCTCAGTCCGGTCACTTTGATCTCCTGCGCTTTCTTCCCGCGGATGCGGTCGGTGAGTTTCCTGTTCTCCGTCCAGCGGTTGAAGCGCTCGCTTGCCCGGCGCTGGTAGTCGAACTGCTTCCGCTGCCCGTCGGCAAGCTGCAGCATCAGCCGGTAGAGCGGGTCGCTGTCCTCGTAGCCGATCAGCCGGTGCATCTCGCGCACGGGCGAGAGCGTGTTGTTGACGAGCAGTCTATCCAGCGTGCCCGCCGCATTCTCGCCGATGCCGCGGCTGCGGTTGATGTCGCGGATCACGTCCACGCCCATTATCGCCGTGTCGCGCCGGTCGGCGTCGCCAATCAGCTTGCGCCGCGTGTTGACCTCGTGCTCGATGTTCAGCAGCACCTCGGTCAGCTGCGCGACCTCCTCCTGCGTCATGTCGGAGATGTGCCGCTTGGACAGGCGCTCCAGCGCCTTTTCGATGTGCGGGTCGGAGATGAAGTCGGGGTCGTTCTCCTTCTGCTCCGCGTACCACTCGCGCAGATCCGTCAGCTTCTGCACGCTCTTGCCGGTAATGCCCTTGCTCACCGTGTCGATATCCGCGATGTACTCGTTGAGCTTCGCGCGCGTCACGGCGTCGAGCTTCCGGTTCTGCAGTCTGCGGATGATCTTGAGCAGGCGCGTGCGCTCCTCGCTGTCGCTTCTGCGCTCGCGCCGCCGCGCGGCGATCTCGGCGTAGCGGTCCTTGACGGCCTGCACGCGCTCGTCGCGCTCCTCGCGCAGCTGCTCGATGCGGCCCTGCAGCTTCTCCTCGCGCGCCGCCTGTCGCTCTTCCTGCCTGCGCGCCGCCTGCGCCATCTTTTTGCCCTGTACCATCTGTCCGGCGAGGAAAGCGTCCTGTGCCGCAGTGTTGAGCCTCGCGCGCTCCTCGCGCGCCGCAATGTCAGCCGCCCGCAGGCGCTCCTCGTTCTCGCGCCGCAGGTCGGACAGCCGGATGCGCAGCTGCTCGATCTTCTTCGCCTGCTTGTCCGCGTAGGTCTTGTACTGCGGCACGTCGAAAAAGCGGTCGAGGATGTCGTTCGCCGTGTCCGTGATCGCTTGGTCGCGGTACGCGCCGTAAATGCTGTACCCCCGTTCGTTGTAGAGCCGCTCCGTCACGTCTGCGATCCGCGCGAGCTGATCGCCGGTCGAGATGATATCCGCCGGGAAAAGCTCCGGCCAGTGGTCGCTCATTTCTCCGTAGAGCACGTCGAGATTGGTGTGCTCGCCGATCGAGATGTTGATGCGCCCGCGGTTTTCTCTGCGCCAGTAGCCGTAGTCGCCGATCTCGGAGGATTCCCCCTTCGTGATCGTGAATTTCTGCGTCCGCAGATATTTGCGCAGGTCGGCGTACTGCGCGTACATGCTCGTCTCCTCGTCGATCGCGTTGTCCACGATGTCCGCCGCGATCTGCCTTGCGATCTCCTTGGCCGCGTCGTAGCTCAGCTCGCCGCCGTCCTTGTCGTGCCCGGTGCCGATGTAGTCATAGAGCGCCTGCAGCTCCTCGGCAAGATCGTTCGTTTTGAGGTCGGTGCCGTAGTCGCGGATCAGCTCGCGCGCCGTCTTGCGCACCGCCGCGTGGTCGGCCCTGCCGGCGGGATCGCTGCGCTTGAGCTGGCTCTTCCAGTATTCGACCTGCTCGCGCAGGACGTCGTTCTGCCGCTCCAGCGCCGCCGTGCGCCGCTCCGCCTCCGAGCCTCGCGTCATGCGGGAGAACCGCACGCCATCGACGCTGTTGACTTTGCGCAGGCGGTCGGCGTCGTCGCCGTGCCGGTAGCGCAGCACGTTGAAGTGATCCTGCGCCCAGCGCGCGATGTCATCCGGCGCGTTGTCCGGCATGACCAGTGCCGCCGCCTCGTCGAAGCTCACCACGCGCTTCGGCTTTGCCTCGAAGTACCCGGTTGGGATCTCCGCCGCGTGGTTGTACATTTCCACGATGCGCCGCGCGATCTCCGGCTTGATGGTGTAGCCCTCGCGCGCAAACGCCCGCTGCACGGCCTCCGCCGTCCGCTTGTCCTGCGCCGCCTCCATCATAACGCCGCCGATGATCTCCGTCTCCTCGAACGTATTGTCGCTGTGGTGCTCCGTGCTGCGAACGATGTCATGAACGATGCCGTCGATCTCCTCGTCCAGCTTCTTGAAACGTGCTCCGTGCGCCTCGTCGTCCTCAGTCTGCAGGCGGCCTTCCTCGGCGTGCATCTGCTCCACGTTCTGGAAGTCCGTCGTCGCCACCGCGTGCATCCCCGCGGCGCCCACGCCGAAGTATCCGGCACCGCGGTCGTCCGCCATGTTCATCGCCCGCACGATGTTCTCCGCCGTCACCGGCCAGTGCAGCGTGGAAAAGCCTTTGCGCCTTCCGCCGGCCGTGTACGGGTCCGCGCCGTTGTAAATGCCCTCTTCGGTCAGCAGGCCGTCGATCTGCTCCAGCGCCCACGTCTTCACGTCCGCGTCGTTCACGCGCTCGCGCAGCGCGTCGCTCGTTGCGATCCGGTCGTTTTCTCCCTTCGTGCGTCCGTTGTCCTCGTAGAAGTCCCACGCGTCCTTGACGAACTGCTCCAGCGTGAAAAGCGAGACGTTGCGCTCCATGCTTTCGTCGATCCGGCGCTCGCGCTGCCGATCGGTCTCCTCCGCCGTCCATCCGCGCCGCTGTGCCTGCCTCTGCAGAAGCGCCTCGCCGATGTTGGCGTAGTATTCGCGGATCACGCCGCGCACCGTTTCGATGTCCTTCCCCAGCGCCTCGCCGGTGTTGACGCCCGCCGCAATGTCGGAGACGATCTGTGCCAGCCGCTGCGGCTCGATCTCCTGCAGAAGAAGCTGCAGGTATTCGTTGCCGTATTTCCGGTTCCACTGCTTCGCCCGTTTCACCGGCTCCAGCGTTTTGCCCCTGTCCGCTAGGTAGGCCGCGCGCACCTCGTCCATCTGTGCAAGGCGCTCCGCGATCTCGTCCGCCGTCATGTCGGTGTCGTCGCCGACGCCGAGCGATTCCAGCAGGCTCGTCCGGCTGAACATGCCGTCGGCAATTTTGCCGCCCAGCTCCGCAAGCCGGTCGTCCACGCGCTGCTGCACGGTTCGGTCGACCTTACTTTCGATCCGCGCGTTTCTGTGTGTCGGCGTCCATGCGTCGCTGCCGTAGACCTTGTTCCGGCGGTCTGCCTGCGGGTCGATGGTGCTGCGCGGGAAGATCATGGAATACTCTCCGTAATTTGTGTGCCCCTGCTCCGCGCGCACGATCGCGATCGACGGCGACGGGATCGCCCCCAGTTTCATCATGCTGCGCAGCTTGTTTGCGTCCAGATTATGCAGCGCGATCAGCGTTTTGCTCTGCTCCACCGGCTGTTTCAGCGAAAAGCGGATATCCTTCTTCTCCCGGTCAAACCTCCGGCTCAGCGGGATCACGTTTCCGTTGTCGTCGTAGGTCACGGGATCGGCGGACTTGACCTGCGCAGAATCTTTTACGATGATCGAAACGCCGCGATCCTCTACTTTGTCTCCGTAACCGCCGGTGCCGCCTTCGTCAAGATAAAACGCATCGTAGTCATATCCCTTGTCGTCAAAGAACTCGATCAGATCGTCGCCGTCCGTCCAATCGGGAAGCCCGCGTTCAGACAAAGGCGCGCCGTTGCCCCACTGTCTGTAAAACTCGTTCTGGAAAATCCTGCGGTCCCGCTCCGTTCTGGTGTCGAAAACGTTCTTCGGATCGAGATATACGCTGTAGGTTTTCGGATTGCTCGCGGTCTGCTTGTAGCCGTTGCTGCTTGCGCCCTGATTCTGATAAACGTCGGCGTATTTTTTGCTTTCGGTGAAGTAGGACCATTCGCGGAATACGTTAAACGTCCCGTTCGGCGTCCCGTGATACGCCTTTATGGTGTACCCCGCCTCGCGCGCCGCCTCGTCCACCATCCGCTGCGCCGCGTCGGTGTCCCCGCGCTCCACAGCGGAGAGATACTCCGCATCGGTCTTGCGCGATTGCCTCTTGACAACGCGTTCGTTTTCTGCTATATTATCAGTAGAAGCGTTCCCACGCGTGGCGGCTTCATTGCCGCCCTTTCTGGTCTCCCGTTTGGTGAGATCAAACGTGTCGGGAACGTTTTCTTTTATGCTGACAAGGTCGTACAGATACTTTTTCCCATCGGACGCGTTGCGGATCAAAAGCTCGACGTCAAATGCGCGGACACGCTGCGTCTCTCCGCGATTTCCTTTGACCGGGAAAGCAAATTCACTGTCGTAGCGGTACATGCCGTACTTTGCGTCTTTGCTGTCCGGGTGCTTTGTTTTTTCCCATCTGCGGTTCGTCGCAATCTCGATCATATCGCCAAATCCGTCAACCGCTTTGTTTTTTGCACGAAGCAACGGCCTGTCTCTTTCTATTAAATACGATGTATACTTGGACTGCGTGTATTCGCCCGGGAGGTCTTCACCGAGATAAACACGCTGCCCGCTTTCGATGATCGTGTAGACTTCACCGATATGCCCTGCGATATAGCTTGCGACAGTCTTGTAATTGTTCAGTTCCTTGTTCGTAAGGCCGCTGTTTTCAATCCACGCAATCTTCTTCCCGTTGACGGTTTTAACACTATACCGCACACCGCCCTCCGTGGCGGTGCTTTTTTCGTTCACGGCGTGCTGTTCCGTCGCCTTGAGCGCGTCGCCCAGCAGCTTGGCCATCTCCTCGGCCTTGCCCTGCAGGTCGCGGAAGCCCTCCGTCTGCTCCGGCGTCAGCTGCGCCTCCTTCGCGCCGAGGATCTTCCGGATCCGGTCGATCAGCTCCGTCAGCGCGTCGAGCACCTTCTGCATAGTCGTGCGCTCCGTGCCCGTGGCCTTCTCCAGCAGCTCCGCGTCGTTGAGCATCCGCCCGAACGCGTCCGCCACCAGCTCCTCGGAAAAGTCGCTGTTGGTGTAGTCCATGTCGCCGTAGGTGATCCTGCGCTTGCCCAGCTCCAGGCCGTAGCGCTCGTCGCTCATGTTCTCCATGACGAAGCGCGCCATCGCCGCATACGCCTCCGGGGCCGCCTCGCGCACGCGGTGCACGGTCTCGTGGGAGACCGCCGCCTTGACGGGATCCTCCGCGTCCTTCGCGATCAGCAGGTCGCCCGTCTCCGGGTCGATCCACGCGTTTGCCGCGTAGCCGCCCTCGTCGATCAGCCGGTCCGCGAAGCGGATGCGCACGCCCGCCGCCTTGCCGATCGCGTCCAGCACGCGCGCGTCGCGGCTTTTCAGCCCGCGCGGGCGGCCGCTGCGGTTTTTCGCAAGCCCCGCGTCCTCGCGTCCGAAGAACTTGGCCTGCGCCGCCGTGCGCGCGTCGATGCGTCCCGCGTTCTCTGCCGCCGTGCGCAGCATGGCCGGCAGCGTCGTTTCCGGGATCGCCTCGCCCTTGAGCGCCGCGTTGTAGATCTTCGCGTATTCACCGAACGCCTCCTCCGGCGCGATGCGCTGCGCGACCTCCGCCGTGTACGCCGCTTCGAACGACCTTGCGCCCTGACGGCCCAGCGTCGCCGCGGACTTCTGCGCCTCCGCGACGTCATGCTCCAGCGTCGCGTCGTCCACGCCGCGCTCCGGCATGCGCAGGATCTCGTCGACGCTTTCGTCCGCCGTCTGCGGTGCTTCCTGCGCCTGCGGCGCCGTCTGCGGCGTTTCCTGCGCCTCTGTGCGCTCCGTTTCCGCGGGGGTGAAATTACCCTCCGCCGCCGTTTCCGTCTCGCCTGCTCCCAGCATGGAGGCGACGGCGCCTCTCACGGCCTCGGTGCGCTCCTTGCCGGTCATGTCGTCGGTCAGCGTCACCGCGCCGATGCTCTGCAGATACTCCCGCGCGGGCCTGTTCTGCGCGATGGCCCTTGCCGCCGCCGCGCTCACCGTGCCGTTGGCGTCGAACTCATGCTCCGCGCGCTCGAACGCTTCGATGCCGGACGCCGTGCTCATCCGCGCGTTCGCGCGTCCAGCCGCGTAGCCGGTCGCCGCCTGTCCCGCGCCGAACACCGCCGCGATCCTCTGACCGCCGCGCGCCGCCTGCGCCATCTGCTCGTGCGCCTCGTGGTCGCCGTTGTCCTGCAGGCCCTCGTTGACGTATACGTTCATTGCCGCCCGCGCCAGCGCCAGTCTGCCGCTGTCCGCGGTACCTGCTTCGTATCTGCGCTGGTTGGCGATGCTCACTGCCTCCTGCGAGCGTTCCTCCTCGCCCTCCTGCAGGATGTTCAGCCCGTAGGCAGCGAGCTTCTTGGCGATCTCCTTCGCCTTCGATTTGGCCGCCGTCGTGCCGAGCTTTTCCGCGCCGCCGTGCAGCAACAGGTTGACGATCTCTTCGCCGCCGAACGCACCGAATTCGAGGATGCTGTCGGCGTACTCGATGATGGACGAGATCAGCGCCTCGTCGTTGGCCATCGCCATTGCCTGCTCCTCCGGCACGCCCGCGTCCAGCAGGCCGAGGAACGCGCCGCCGCGCGTGATGCGGTACATGTCCGCCGCGCTGGCGATCGCCTGTCCTGCGTTCGTCGCGCCGACCATCGTGCCGAGCACGCCGCCCTTGACGCGCGCGCCGAGCTGGTCGAGCCGCTGCGGCATATAGCCTGCGATGTCCGCCGTCCAGTCCTCGAACTTGCTGTCCCTTGCCAGCGCGTCGGCGTTGTTCGCCTGCAGGTTTTCGCTGCCCGCGCGGTAAAGGTCGAGGATCGCGCGGTTTTCCGCCGTCGGGTTGTCCATGTAGTCCGCCGCGGCGTAGGCGAGGTTTTGCGACAGTCTGCCCGCGCCGTAGTTTGCGCCCCAGCGTCCGGAGAGCGTGTCGTCGTACTCCGCCGTGGCGTACTTGTCCGCCGTCTCCACGGCCTTCGTCGCCCGCGCGGTGTAGCTTGCCTCGCTCGCCCTGCGCCTCATGTCCGCCGCCGCGTCGGAGAGCTGCGCCACCGTTTCGCGCCGCGCGGCAAGGTCGTCCGCCTCCTGCTCAGTCCGCACCGGCGTCCACTCAACGTCCGGCGCCTTTTCCTCTCGCCGCGGTGCAGACCAGTCGAACGCGCCCTCCTTGCGTTCCGGCACGCTCCCGCCGAAGATCTCCGCCGCCTCTTCCGCGGTCGGCATCTTCGCCGTGTAGGAACGGCGCCGCTCCTCGTTTGCAAGGCTGTCCTGTGCGACCGTGTTCATCGCGCCGAGCGCGAGCGCGCCGAGCCGGTAGCCCAGCCCGTTCGCGCTGCGGTCGGTGTAGCGCTGCTCCTGCGTGAGCTGCTGCTGCTCGCGGGCGATCTGCTGCTGCTCCATCAGCGCCGCGATATCCGCGCCCGGGCGCTTCATCTGCTCCGTCAGCGCGTCGATCTCGGCGCTGTAGTCTTTGCGCTGCGGCAGCGTCGCCGCCACTCTGTCCTTCGCCGTGTCGTACGCCGCGCGCGTCTGCATCTGCACGGCAGCGCGGTACAGCCTCGTCTCGCTCGGCAAGTTGCTTTTGTCCTGCTCGTCGGCGTATTCCGTGCGGTAGTCGTTGAGCTTCTGCGAATACGCCTTCACGTTCTGCGTCCGCTCGGCGATGTTGTACGCGTCTGCCTGCTGGCCCTTCGCCCGCTTGTACCGCTCTTCAAGATTGTATTTGTCTGCCACGGCAAACCCTCCCGTCAGAATCCGATTGCTCTTAAAAGATAGTCCGCTTCCTCCGGGGAGATCTTCCCGGATTTCCACGCGTCGTTGATCCTGTCTGCGAACGTGTTCCTGCTGTTCGGCGAATTGCTTCTGCTCATTGCGTTGGCGATGTTCATCGCCGCTTCGCCGAGCTGGCTCGCGTCATTGATTCGCTCGCCGCCCGTCGTGTCCTCGCCTTCCTCGCCGTCGTTCCTCGTGCCGCCGCGGTACACCACGCGCGGCTGATTCTGCAGCTGGTAGGCCGCCTGCATCCGCGCGATCTGGTCGTCGGTGTAGCCCAGCGCCTTGAAGCCGGAGAAATCGCCGTACTGCGCCAGCGTCTGCGCCTGCTGCGCCTGCCGGTTGTAGGCGTCCTGCTCCGTGCCGTAGTTGAACGCGCGGTCGGTGTTGTACTGCCCCAGCGCGTCCTGATAGCGCGCGTACTGCGTCGCGTCGAGGCCGTTGAGCATGTTGAGGTCGCTGCGCATGCGGTCGCCCTCGCTGAGATACATGTTGTAGGCGGCCTGCTGCAGCTCCGGGATCTTGTCGGCAAGCGCCTTCATGTAGTTGTCGTAGGTCTGCTGCCCCGCCGCCCCGGCGTAGGACGACGCGAGGCCGCCCGTGCGCGCGCTGATCTGCGCCAGCGTGTCCTGCATCGCCCGCTGGCCGTTGCGCGTGTAGCTCTCGGCGTACTGCTGGTACAGCGGGTCCTGCCGGTAGTCGTAGGAAAAGCCCCTGCGGTTGAGCAGCTGGTCGTGCAGCCGGTCGATCTGCGACTGATACGGGCTCGTGAACGTGGGCCGCTGCGAGCCGTCGCGGATGTGCTCCGTCCACTGCCCGTTCGCCGGGTTAAACGTGCTCTTGCTGTCCGTGCGGTTGTCGAGGATCGAGCGGATCCACACGTTGTCGTCGTGCAGCGCCCTGCGCTGCGTCTCGTCCGCGCCGTGCCACGCCGCCGAATTCTCCTCCGCGGCGCGGCGCAGCTCCTCGTCGGACATGCCGAAATAGCGTTTATTCGCCATTGCCATTGCCGTTCCCTCCATTCGTGTTTTTGTAGATCTGCGTGAGGATGAAATTCAGCTCGTCGCGCAGGTACTCCAGATAATTCTGCAGCGCGCCGAGATCCGCCGCGGCGTTGCCCGTCGGCGCCGGCGGCCGCCTGTCGATCTTCCTTCCCTTCATCGGCGCTCACTCCCCATGATGAACTCGCGCGTGAGGTCGCGGATCAGCACCTTGCCGACGCCGCTCACGCGCACGTCGAAGCGGTCGCAGCGGCGCACCGGCAGGCTCACGTTCTTGAGCACGTTCGCCTCCGCGTCCGCGTCGAGCACGGTGCGCCACTCGCCCTTGTCCTCGCGCACCTGCACCGTCACGCTGCTCCCCGCGCTCATGTCGAGCCGCAGCACGACGCGCTGATAGTATTTGTGCCGCGTCTCCGTCTCCGTGAACGTCACCAGCTCCGCGCTCCACTCCAGCTCGGCGTCGTCGCCGCTTTCCATGCGCACCACGTCGCCGTTCACCAGCGCGTACAGTGCGCCGCCCACGAGCGCGAACGCCTCCGCGTACGCGTCGTCCTCCCGCATCCACGTCCGGTGCGTGAGGTCGTAGACCAGCACCTCCGTCTCGCCGTTCTCCCGCACGCCGGAGAGATACCAGCGCTTGCCGTCCGTGCCGCCCGCCGCGTCCGTCAGCGTTTCGCCGATCTCGTAGCCGATCAGCGTCGGCACGCCGCCGGAGTAGGCGTAAACGCCCGTCGCGCCGTTGTAGTACAGCGTTTCGTTCACGATCGTCATGCTCCGGCTGCTGCCGGCGGCCACGCCCTCGATCTTGTAGTCGTGCATGTAGTATTCGCTCGGATAACTGCCGAACACCTTGTGCAGCCGGTGCTCCTTCCAGCAGCACACCGCGCCGTCGAACGAGCAGATGCCCGTGAAGTCGCCCTCGGAGCCGACGGCCACCTGATACGAATCCGTGTCCAGCCCGTCGAACGTGTACCACGCCGTCGGATCGCCCAGCGCGCTTGCGTAGATCGCGCGGCTCGTGAACGTCGCCGTCTCGCCGTCGCTCACGATCTCGTTCTCCTGCGCGTTGCTCACGCCCCACAGGCGGTTGTCCTTCTCGCAGATGAAGTCCATCGGCGGCAGCTTCTTCTTCACGGAGAACGGCACGTCGTCGTTCCAGCGCTCGGTGCTGAGCGTCGTGCCGCCGCTCCCGCTCGGCGTGTACTCCGCGACCACGCGCTTCTTTTCGGGATCCCACGCCTCCACGCGCCTGTTGTACACCAGCAGCGCCGTCCCGGCGGGGATCCCCGTGCGGAAGTAGTAGGAATCCTGGCGCAGCACGTAGCGCCCCGCGGGCAGCGCCGAAGCGCAGTAATAGTAGTAGCTCGGCTGGCTCTTGAAATTCTCTGCGCAGGTGATCGTCTGCGCCGCGTCGTCCACGGCGGTCACTGTGTTCTCGCCGTCGTTGAAGCCGAAGCGCGTCCCCTCGATCACGATCAGGTCGCCCTCCTTGAACGATTCGCTCAGCGTTCCGGAGGCGAGGTTGAAATACTCGAACTCCCAGAACCGCTTGAGCCGGTAATCCGGGTCGTGCCAATAGCGTCTTTTGGTGTCGTAGCCCTCGAAGCTGCTCTTCACGTAGCCGACCCAGCCCTCCTCGTTGCCGATCGGCTGGGAGGACGACGGCGGAGCGGAGAACGTGCGCGCGCCGGTCTCCTCGTTGACCGTGACCACCGGGATGAACCAGCGCCCCGCCTCCTGCGAACTGCCGCCCACGGCGGCGGACACGTCGAACGCGCCGCCGCTGTAAACCGGCTTGTTGGCGTAGGTGTAGTAGCTCATGGCGGGCGTCGTCGTGTATGAGCTGGTGCCACCGTAGCGTCCGTTCTGCATGTGGATCACGCTGCTGCCGAACGATCCCGCGCCGGCGTTCGTCTGCGTGTTCGCCATCGGCCTGACAGTGCGGTTTGTGAGGTCGACGATCAGCGCGTCCGGCCACACGATCAGCTTCGTGTTGACCACGGCCCACTGCTTCGGCTCGTCCGACACGTTGGCCAGCGGCTCGCCGTCGTAGTACAGCATGCCGTTGTCCACCACGAGCAGATGCCCGTCCCACTCAAAGAGATCGGTCGCCCGCTCGTGCTCCCCTTCCGCCTCGCGCTTCCCGCGCTGCGTGAGGCAGGGGAAGTCCTTCGTGCTCATGTTCACGGCGTTCTGCAGCTCGCCCTCGCGCGTGTTCTCCGTGCGGTTGAGCCCGCGGAACGCCACGATCTCCTGCGCGCGTCCGCCCGCCGTGTACGGCAGTCTCGGCAGTCTCATTTTTCCGCCCCCTTCAAAAGCGCGTTCCACACCGCGCCGTCCGCGATGCCGCTCCCGCCGAACACGACGGTCGCCGCCTTCGTCGCCGGTCCGAACGAGCCGTCGACCTCCAGATAGGCCCCGCGCAGGTTAAGCAGCGTCTGCAGCGCCTTCACCGCCTCGCCGTAGTCCCCGCGCTTGAGCACCGGCAGCTCCACGCTGCACGTGCGGTTTTCCGCCGCCTCATAATTCGGCAGGCCGTAGCCGCGGATATAGCGCCCGTTGACGTTCAGCTCGCGGTAGCCCACCGCGTCGCCCTTGTTGCCCTCGATCACGAGGATGTTCCCGCCGACGCTCCACACCACGATGCCCACGTGATCCGCCGCGCCCGTGTTGTCGCCGCGGCCTGTGTCCTGCCAGTCGTAGTAGATGATGTCGCCGAACGCCGGTGCGTGGCTGTCGCTCTCCTGCCAGCGGCCCATCGCCTTCCACAGTTTGATCTGTTCGTTGCAAGAACATTCCACTGGGATGATGTCCGTCATGTCGCAGAGGATCGACATCGCGGAGACGAACGCGGCGCACCAGTCGTCCGTCGTTTTCAGCTCATAGCCGCGCGGATGCGGCAGGTAGCTGTTGTACGTGTCCACGATGTGCTTGTGCCGCGGCGTCCCCTCGGCCACGCCGTAGAACGCCTTGGCGCAGTCAACCAGCTTTTTCCTCATCGGCTCCGTCCCCCTTGTCGCGCAGCGCCTGCAGCATGTTCTTCAAAAACGCCGGGTACTTCACACCCATCAAGCCAACGTTTTCCAGCAGCGAAAGGCCCTCGTTGCCGATGAAGAACAGCGCCACGGCGGAGCGCACGTAATGCGCGCCGGTCGCCGTGTCAAGCAAAACGCCGATATACACCAGCACGAGGATCGCGCACTTCCGCGCAAGTCCCTTGAAGCTCGCGTTGCTGTCCAGCGCGCCGCTTTCGCTTTTGTTCGATTTCTTGAATACCGCGGCGACGATGTAGCCGGTCAGAAGATCGGCCGCCATCATCGCGACCAGAAGTTTGAGCAATGCGTCCCACCCCCCGAGCGCGTTCGCGAGGAACGCCCCGGAGGCTGCGAGCGTAGCGAGAACGGCTTCTTTTATCTGTGTTGCGTTCATTTTTTACCCCTCCTGTTGTAACGCCTGCACGACGTAATACTGTGTCTGCGCCGTGTTCCGCTTGTCCTCTTTCCCGTTGATAGCCGCCACGTGGCCGCCGTCAAGCAGGATCGCAAGCTCAAGCCGCAGCTTGTCCTTGACGAGGTTGTTCACCTGCCGTCCGCTCATGTTCACCACGTAGCCGAGAAACACGTGCTTGTTCTTCACGCCGAGGAATGTGTGCGTGTTGATTTTCAGCACGTCGGCGTAGCGCCCGGTGAAGCCCTCGGCGGCGGGGTCGTAGAAGTCCATCAATCCCGCGCCGCCAACCGCCCACTTAACATCTGCGGGCAGCTCTGTGGAATACCGCGCTCGCTTAATGCCGAACGTGCCGTCGGTCAAGCGGTAAAGCACGCTTTCTGGCTTGCCGAGGAATGCGTGGCAGGCGTACCCGCAAATAGTCCGCCCGTTTGCAACGAGGATTGAGCACGGCTTCCCGCCGCTGGAAAACGAGCCGCTGATGCTGTTTGCGAACGATGCCAGCGGCGCGTTTACGGCGGCGGGCGTAATGTCCCGCGCCACGATGACGCGGCTGTTGTAGATCGTCACGTTGAGCGGGAACACGGGCGCGTCAACGATGCACGCAAGGTCTACGAGCGTCTGCTGCCCGATGCTCCCGTCCTGCACGGACTTCGCCGCGGCCTGCAAGCCCTTAACGAGCCTGTCCTCCTCCGCGGTCGCGCCGACGACGTATCTCATTTTTTGGCCTCCTTCCTGTAATTCACATGGGTTCGTCCGTGGTGATCCGCGCCGTCAGCGTCCCGCTCTGCGGGTTCGGCGCGCGGTAGCTGCTGTCCCAGTTTTCCACTTTCCATAGGACTGTGTACGTCCCGGTCAGTCTCTCGGACGGCGGCTGCGTTTCCCAAAACACGAACCCGCTGCCGTCGTCGATGCGGTACTTGAAGCGCCCGGACGCCACGCTGCCATACGTGCAAAGATCGTGGTACTGCCCGTCGTACTGGCTGTTCCTCGCAACGGGCGGCGCGATCGGGTTCGGCAGCAGTCCGTCGCCGGCTGCCATCGGCCAGAAAGGCTTTCCCATGCGCTCGCCCTCCCGTCAGTTGTAGGGGTTTCGCAGCGGCACGAAACGAGCGCTGACTTCCTGCAGCGCCGCCGGAGGCTGCGCACCATAGGCCACGAGGCAGAACGTCTGCTCGCTGTCGTACATCCACGTCATCCACGTCACGCCCGCGTCCGTCAGCAGCTTCATCTGCTCCGCCGTCAGCGTGAGGTCGATGTCGGAACTGCTCCTGTTTGCGTCGGGCAGATACGCTCCTCCCTCCGGGCGCATCGGGTAGATTGCCGCCGAGGTGTACCACCAGCCGTTCGTCGCGTCCTGCGTCCACTCTCCCGGATAGAGCCACAGCGGCACGGGGTTGTCGTTGTTCGTGCCGTCCTCGCCGTCCATCACGGTAAACGTCTGCCCGTTCGGATGCGTCGCGTCCGTGATCTTGACGCGGTGGCCGCCCGTGATGGTCGTGATCGTTACACGCGGGGAAATGCCGTTCGTACCGTTGGTGCCGTTCGTGACCGTGAAGGTCGTCGTCGAGCCGTCGTCGAACGTGATCGTGTAGGTGTCCGTCAGCCCGTCCGTCCCGGTCTTCGCGACCGACGCGATGCCGTTGCCGCTCTCTCCGGCAGGGCCGACAAGGCTCTCCAGCCACTCCTCCTCGGTGCCGGTGTAGCCGTGCATCAGCGCGATGCCGTACGCGGAGACCAGCCGCCATGCGTCGCTCCCGGACACGGTCGTGATGCCGCTGCCGCCCGGCCCCTGTGCGATCGTGATCTTTCCGCAGCGCGTGCGCGTGCGCTCCACGAAGCGGCGAAACTCGCCCAGCTTCTGCTCGTACATCGCCCACGCGTTGGTGTAGCGGTCGTACTCGCCGTTGGTGTAGTAGATC